GATGGAGCGGCAGTTAAAGTTCCAGAGGCAATTTGTACAGAAGTACCAAAAGATCCAGTTCCATTTCCTTGTTTTTTTGTGTAAGGAATATAAACTAACGTATCAGGTGGAACAGTTTTAGCAGCCACTGTGTAAACTATCGCGTCTTTACTTTTTAATGCTAATACTCCAGAAACCATAGGTGAAGAAGCAACACCACTATATCCAGCAAAGTCTTGAATAACATTATTAATATCACGACCAAGATCTAAGCCTATCATCTTTAAAGTCATTGTTGCATTAAAATAACCCATATAGACTAAATTATCAGCATCTCCAGTTGAAGCAAAGAAGTTTTGATTTACTTGATCTGTAAATGTTCCATATTTAACGGAGACCTCTCCATACCATGAATCTAAAGTATCTCCTATTGAGTACCAAATAGAATTTGCAGAACAATAAAGGAAATAGTAATTTGTTCCATCTACAAATACCGCAATACAAGGACCTTCAGCAGTACCACTAACTCTAGACGCTGGATAAGATAGAACTTGATTTGTCCAAGTAAAACCGTTATCAGTTGATGTCTTTAACATTGCTTTATTAAATGCTAAAAGTACTTCTGAATATAAAGTTCCATCGGGATCAATTAAAAAATATTGATTATTTCCATTTGATTGATTTTGACCAATTGCTCTGGAACATATTGTTCTACTTTGAATCGCAGTATCAAAAACTCTCTGATTTATAGCCATTAAATTTCCTTAGACAATAATCAAACCAATGATGGCAAGTACTATAGCACCGATAACCGTACTACCAATACACCAACATATTTTACTTAATAACCCAACAGAAGCTTCTAATGTTGTTACTTTTTTCGGTATATCTGTTAATTGTTGTTCAATATACTTAACACTTATTAACAAACACGCAACGTCCATCATTAGTCTATCAATTTTATCTTGTTCGTTCATTTTACTTATGAAATCTCATTAAATTTTTGTATTCTTCTTTTTCTTTACTACCTAAATTTTTATAATCTTGCTCAAATTTTTTAATATCTTCTTTAAATCTTGTTGTTTCCATTAATTTTTTGTATTCGTTCTCGTATTTTTTTTAAATTCTTCTTTTTCGTCTTTAGGTTTAGAATTAAACAACCACATAATATTGTTTTCCATTGTTTTATAAAAATTAGGGAGAGGATAAGGCTGCCCTCTCCCTAAAATGCGTTTAATTAATGCTTATCAATTAAACTAATACCATACGCAGCGTTAACAATACCCTGATGGGCAGAACGCCACGCCATAACATCGAATGCTCTAGCAGTAACGTTATCAAATACATCAACACCGATGTCTTTCATAACAGCAAGAGCGACAGCTTGTTTACTGAACATTACGTTGTAGTAATCAACGTTTGAAGTAACTGCTGTACTAATGAACACTGGAACACCATAAGGAGCACCAACGTAAGCATTAAGAGCGGCTGGCATACCTTCACCAAAACCTTCAACGATTGCTTTTCCAACATCAGCGAAAGTTGCAGCATCACCAAAGTTTGCTCTTAGTTTTCCCCAAGTAACAGGATGCATTACGCAGAAATATGGCTTAGGAGCATTCGCGGCTTCAAGAGAAGCAATGGCTTCACGGAAACCCGAAGCTGCTAAATCAGTTCCAGCAACACCTCTTGCGGTATTTGTCCATACACCTGAACCCATGATGGCTAGAATAGCGGTATCTTCTCCCTGAGCAAGAACTCTTCCAAGTTGTTCGCCATAAGGACTAAGATCTGTAAACGGATCTGCATGTAGAACTCTCTTAGAAATCTGAACATATTTACCACGTTCAACAGGAGTAAGGGTAAGTCCATCTGATCTCCAAGCCTCAGCCGTAGTAGCTGTTCCTTCAGTAAGAGCCTCTTCACTTAGACCAGAAAAGATAGGAACCACAATACTACCCGCACCAAGGGGTACTTCATAAACTGAAATAATATTACGCATTACTCGTGTTGCATAAGCAGCACTGATAGCGTCTTTAGAAACTATTTGACCAACAAGGTCATTCAATGTAGTGCTATTAGAAATAGCCATTTTTAATTATCCTTTAATGAATATAATTAGAAGAGCCTGAATTTTGTGCAAGCATACTTCTATATAGACCCCTTAACTTTTCTCTAGCTATAGGATCTTTTCTTATTGCATCTAATTCGTGTTTAGCAGTATTTTCTATATTGCTATTTGTATTAGATGGAACCATTGGCTTTCGGTTCATATTGGGTATGTCTCTATTAGGAACTATATTTTCAGTGGGACCTGCCAGTTGTGGGTAGTCTTTCAAAAACTTATCTACAGCTTTATCTGGTGTAATTCCTTCTTCAACGTTGATCCAACCTGGATTAATATTTAAACCACGCTTTTCAAGTTCTTCTCCAATTGTATTATCTAATTGGATTTTACTAATCGTTTGTTTTAAATTACTTACTTCAGTTTCTGTTTCTCTAAGTCTAGTTCTCCAGGAAGCAGCTTCGTCTCTTAATGATTTTACATACTCTGCAGAATATCCAGCATTCTGATCCATTTTGTTCTGATCGCCTGTATCAGAATTAGAATTGGGTTGTGGCATCAAGCCCTCCGTTAAATTGTTTGTTAAAATCTAAATTACTTCTAACTTGGGCTTCAGCTTCAGTTTCAGTAAAATTAGTATTTAATTTTAGAACTTCATCAATAGGCGTTCTAATACCTAATTTTATATCTTGATCTAAATTTTCTCTATCTACGTCGATTGGTAGTAAATCTCCTTCAGGATATTTTACTTGAATATCGTCTATTTCATCCATACCCGAAACTTTTAATATCATATTTGCTAAATCTAATTCGTATTTCTGATATCTATTAGCTTTTTCTTTAAATACACTTGTTAAAGGTGCCCATTTAATTAATAATTCAACACCAGATGTACTTCCAGCTGAATCACCTATAACTGATATTCTTGGTACACTTGAAGTTTGATACATCTTATCTTCAAGATATTTAACTAATTCTAGTGTCTCGGCTATTTTAGGATTAAGCGCTAAAACTCCAGCACTCGCTCCGTTAGGTAAACTGATTGCTGTTCCAGGATGAACGCTTACAGCTTCTCCGTTTTGGAATCCAGTTAATACAACTGGTGTAGCGGATTGCATCTTAATCATATATCCTAGATTGGTAAGTTGTTGATTTAAGTATGAGTTAAGTTGTCTAATGCTTATAGTTGGGGAATGACCTAAATACTGTGATACTACTTCTTGTGCTTTAAAAGTAACAAACGGAATAAAACCTAATTCGTTTACTTCCTGACTTGAACTAATTCCATCTCTAATTTGGTAAACATAATTTTCTGTCCAAGTTTCTGAGTCTATTACTCTTTTAACTTGAATGTTGTTACCATTTTGCGACATTAAATCATTAACGGAAATTATCTGTAAAGCATCTAGGGTATATTTATCATCTTTGGTTACGGCCGAAAATAATGAAGCATCGTAAGGCATTAAATATATTTCGTCTTTGTCGTTTACTCCAACGTATACAAGACAAGTTCCTGTTAATTCAGCAGATAGATCAGTTTGTTGAAGTATATAATCAATCTTAAGTTTATAATATAAGTCCTCTAAATAAGACACTGAATTGGATGGACCAGTAAATATTCTAACTAAAGATTTATTATATAGAAGTGAAGATCTTTTCCCTACTATAGGATTAGTTAAATTAATTGTGACTGGATCTACGTCCTCATTTAATAAACTTAAATATTGTTCATGTCTTCCATAAAAATAATCTTTATTTTTTAAAGCGCCTTCTCTTCTCTTTTTCTCTTCTTCACAGAAGGCATACGTATTTGTTCTAACTACTAATGAAATTGGAGTGGCATCTTGAATCATTGTTTATCCTTTAAGACACGAACTACACGCTGTTGGAGGTTGATTAACAGGTGTACTAGAAATAAATGGCTTGTGGCAAACATTACATCGTTTCATAACTTTACAAGCTTTACTATTAGAATAGGCGGTTTGGCCAGGAGTTGATGCAACATACTTTGCGTGATCAAATTTATTAACAAAGAAGTATCTTAAGGCATCCATTAAATGGTCATGTAGATTATCTTTTAGAGGTTCTTCTTTAATTAATCCTTCTTTATTAGAAGAATATTGATATCCATTAAACGATCGAATTGTATCTTGACAATTTTCAGTTATAAAATATCTATTTTGTCCAAGACTATTTTTTATGTAAGATCTTACTAATGCTATACCTGCATTAATTGTGGATCCTTTATTAATAACTTTAAACCCATTGTTTCTTAACATATCAACGGGCGATAATCCAGAACTTAACTCATCTGCGTTACCAGCTGGGTCAGTAAAACACACCTCAATATTACTTTGACTTAATTTGTGTTGATGTAGTTTATATCTCATAAATGACATTATATCATCCATCTGCATCTTGTTTATGTAGATTTCATCAAATTGTATAATTTTATTATTAGTTGCTCTTTCAACTGCCAAAAATACAATAGCTGTATGGTGAGCGTATCCAAAGTCCATTCCTATAAAAATATCATAAGATTTAATATCTGGAGACCAAGGTGGAATAATATTGGTTCCAGTAAATTCCTCATATACTCTTCCTGCTCTAGTAATAAATTCAGCAAGATATTCTTGTCGGTATTCATCCCTTGATATTTCAGATTGAACTGCAATTAATTCTTCACTTGAGATAAGGGGGTTTAACTCTGTTGGCCATAAGTACTTAGACCACTCTTTGCTCTTATCATATAGAATCTTAAACCAATTGAATCCATTTGGAGTAGACCCTAAAATTGCAATTCCATTCCTATCCGATAGTGCAGGTCTTAATATTTTAGACCATACTTGTGGTTTTATAAAAGCGGCTTCATCTCCAATTACTAAAGTTAAACCTCTACCTCTTAAAGCATCTGCGTTATCGGACCCTTTAAAATATAACGTGCTTCCATTTTTAAATACTACTTTAAGTCTTGTATGATGAATTGTATGTATAGCTGGTTTTAGTATGTCTACATAGTGTAGGAACTCGTCAAATCCAATTTCTTTAGCAGAGTGATATGTAGGAGCTACCCAGTAACAAAGTCTATTTGGAGCCTCTAAACAATGTTTAAGAGCTTCATGTAAGAATGATAGTGTTTTGCCTACTCTACGCCCACCAACAATAAGTCTAAATCTTGATGTATCTCTATGAAAATCCAGTTGATATTGGTGAGGTTTATATGGAATTATTATCTGCATTTAGATCCCAAGTAAATGTAAAAGAAGCTTGATTCTTTTCTGAAACTACTTTTTCTAAATATTCTATATGATCCAATATTATTTTAATGTGGGCTGGGTTTCCTTCAATAGCTTTTTTTTTGGTAGATTTATAAATTTCAGGTAGAGCATCTTTTAGTAATTCTTTGGCGCGTTTATATATGGCGTCCATAAATTGATAATTCTTGCGCCAAGTGGATATTGTTTGACTTGCAACTTCAATAATTTCAGCAACTTGTGTACAATTATACTCACCAGTTGCAAACATTTCTATTGCTTCTAATTGTTTTGGTGAAAAGGTATTTCCTACTTCACATCCTAATTCTGCCATATAATTTAAATTCTCCTACAATCTATAGTATAGACCCAGTCTGTATAATGTTTATGTAATTTAAAAATAATTGTTTACTTATTGCGTACAAAAGAGTATATTATATATGAGATATTAATTAACAAGAAAGGATATCTTATGGCAAAATTATGTAAAAAATGTAATATAGTAAAACCTATTAATCAATTTCATTTAAACACAGGAAATAAAGATTTACACACCGCTTATTGTAAGATTTGTGGAAACGAAGAAAGTAAGGCTTGGCAAAAAAAGAATAAGGAAAAATATAATGCTCAAAAAAGACGCCAATTTAAAAATCCCCAGTATGCTATAGCTCAAAGAGGTAGGGTAGAAATTCGTTCTATAATTCAAAATAAGCGACCTGGATATAAAATGCTTAATCAGAATGGAGCAATTACAAGAGAAGTATTTATGGCACATATGATATCAACTATACCCGACGGATACACTATAGCTGATTATGGGACAACTTTATGTGTAGATCATATCATTCCATGTTGCAAATTTGATTTATTAAATTTAAAGGAATTTAAGAAGTGTTTTCATTACACTAATCTAAGATTAGTTACTAAATCTGAAAATTTAAAGAAAGGAACTAAACTTGTCTAAACTAGAGTGGAAGTTTGATGATGCGTCGAAAGGATCTAATGATATCGCTGAGTTCTTTCAAATAGATGGAGTTAAATTAAGCGATCTATCAAGAAAGGAATTAGAGGATTTAATAATAATAATTTATTATGCTAATTTAAAAACTGGAGAAGTTAACATAAACTAATGTAGGTGCAGTTTGGCGACGCCAAGTGCAGTTGGGCGATTAGTTGTTTATAGTTGTTATGAAATAGATTATATTATCTATGTGATTAGATCATAGATTTCTATGACGGGGACCAAAAGCCCTAGTAAACAAACCTAAAGACTGAGTCATGTGTTACTACACCTCTGACTCTAGAGGTTTTAAGGATTAGCAACAACTTTACCTCAGTAATTATTTTACTTAAAAAGTGGTGGAAGGGGATATAAAATTATATCCGATCAATAGAAATTTTACAAAGCCGTCACTCAATAGCAATCGCAGAGTGACAGATAACAAAAAGGTTTATAAGCATATAATAAAGCGATGACCAGAACTTACAAAGCCTATAGACAAATATGTTTTTTATTAGATTATCTAGAGTGTTGGTGGCTGGGTTTAACTATTGTGAAGGATAATCGCTTCGCTCCATCCATTAGTATCAACCTAATCGCTTAAAGTATCAGTTTTGGCTTTTTCTTCTTCTTGAGACAATTTGTATATCTCTTCATTAGCCTTTTGTAACTGCATATCTAGATACTGCTTCTGTGCAAGTATGTCATACACTGCTACTTTTAACTCTTTAATTCTCTCACTCATAGATGGTCTCCTTTGATATGGCTGCTCTGGCCGTATTTTCTGCTATAATAACCCTATGTTGGTTAATTAAGCTGTCTATGTAATTTTTGATTACTTGTGTTATGTTCTCTAACTTTTCTTTATCAGTTGGTTCCGCTTTTTCTTGCATACTCATACTTCGTAACATACCAATTCTTTCCCATAGTATGTCCTTAACCTCTTCAATCTTATCATCTTTTATAATAATTTCTATTTTCATATTAAACCTTTATATGTTTATGTTATGTGATACAATTCTTTCATTCATAGACATTATTCTTTATATTTAAGCAGCAACACATATTCCATTAGCAATTAAAGCTGCTCTTAATTGGTTTATTAAAGCAACAGCAGTATCTAGATCAGTACAAACAGCATTTACAGTGTATGCTGTTTGAGGATTAGTTCCATTACAACCAAAACCTGTCGAACAACGAATATTCCCAGTGACATCCAGCTTGTACGATGGCGCAATATTACCTATACCCCAATTACCCAAATTGTCAATGCATCCCTGATTAGTAACCCCTGCTGTAGTTTGCGTGCCAAAAACGAGTTTTCCCTTCGCATCCCCGCCGTCGCGCACGGCCTTGATAAGCGCAATTGAATCTCCGTTGTTGCTAAAAATTAATTGACCCACATCGCCGTCTGATCCAATTTGATAGCCGTCAATAATCAAATCAACCTTGGCCGAATCAGATTTTAAATGTAATAATCCACTTGGGACACCCGTAGTAATC